TCTCTGCAATGATTTCTGGTGTTTCGCTATCCTCTAACTCGATACCATAGTATGACGATAGATTGTTTAATACTTCACTGATATACTTTACACGAAAGAATATGTTGGTGACCTTTTCATACTGTTTGTTAATAACAGCATTTTTAATGTCATAATCGACTTTAGGAAACTTACCAAAATATGAGTTATATACTACTGCCATCTATCTGCCTTATTGATTGAATACCCAGTCTTCTACTGGTAATTGAACTGCTAAATCATACTCACTTGGATATATTTCAATGAACTTTGATCTTACCTGACTGAATAGATATCTATGCACACAAGGCATTGCCAACTGTTCAACTTTTGAATTTGTCAATAACCTTTGATAATTAACTTGCATTATCGTCTTATCACTGATAACTGCTTCGCTTCGTGTCTGTAACAGTATTTCTAGTAAAGCCGATCTCTGTGCTGCACCTATGTAATGCAAATTCAAACCAAGAAATCCATTATTATATCTTTCTATAGGAACACATAGCGGCAACTTATCATACTTGGGTAGAGTGTATCTACCTACTGGATTATATTTAAATAAATACAATTTTCCAATTACAGTAAATGCTCGTCCTCGTTCCTCATTAGACATAGCAAGTTTTCTGGCAGTTCTAGGATCCTTTGCAGCAGCGGCCTTTTCAAACAACCATTTCTGCATTTCTTCCGAGGTATATTTCTTTTTTTCTGCCATATTCCTATTTATTGTTCTTGTTGAACAGTTCTTTCTCGGTGATCAATTTAAACTCCCATCCTTTGCTCTGAGCATATCTGGAGGCAGCATCCCACTTGGCCTGATTGACTCCATATGTAAAGACTTCGTTGATATATCTTTTAGTCTTTCTACCAGGTGCTTTAGGTTCCATAGTCTGTGCTGCTGGTTTAACCTCTAATAGCATAACCTTGATAGATCCATCTGGTGCTTTTGCTTCAACATAGAAATCGACAAAGTATCGATGTATCTTATTATCTACTGGTGATTTGTATGGTATGACAATCTCTTCGGATGACCAAGCGATGACGTTGGAGTTTTCGTCTAGTGATTGCATAACTCTACGTTCCCAACCAGATCGATATACTATATTAGATGCGTCACCTCTATACTTGGCAGGAAATTTGGGTTTAAAAAATCCCTGTTTAAAATTAGTCGCCATGATATACCTCTACTAAATATATGTAGTCTATTCCTATAGAGGTAATAAATGGCAGATAGAACAGTTTTTCAGACAATTACAGGCGCACTAGATGTTATTGCAGCACCAGTAATTGCCGCTGCGGAAGCACTCGATCCTACAGGTGCAATTAAAGCAATTGAACAACAAGTATTTGGATCAAGATATCAATTTAAGTCTGCTTTTTTTCCTGAGGATCTAGGCGCAGAATATATGGGTCATTGGATGACCGTTAAACTTTTCGATTCAGCATACGGAACAGGCACAGGAGCTGTTGGTGCGGGTCCAGGAACCGCTGTATTTGGTGCAGCACTGTTTATGCCATCTGCAACAGGCGGTGGATCAACACCCATTTATACAGATACACATGAATATGCTGACGTTAAACTAACAAATATTGTTACTGATAAGTTTTTAGGTATAGCAGGTGTCAATGCTTTGGGTGTTGCTCGTCGTGCTATCAATCCTGGTGTCCAAGTTCTATACAGAAGCACCGCACTAAGAACATTTCAGTTCGGATTTTTATTTGCACCAAGATCAGAAAAAGAATCCCAGAACATGGAGGAGATTATCTTAAACATAAGAAAGTTTGCTGCTCCTGTCAATCAAGGAATCACACTCATAACTCCAGCAGAAGTGGAAATCAAGTTCTGGTTTAACGGACAAGAAAATCCTCACGTTCCTAAACTTAAAAGATGTGTCATTGAAGCAATAGAAACAAACTATTCACCTCAAGGAGAATGGTCTACGTTCACAAATGGATATCCTGTATCTTGTCTATTTACTTTTAAAGTCAGAGAAATGGAAATTATTTTCCGTGATGACATAACTCCTGGTGGTTACTAATGGCATCTTTTAACATTTCAAATCCTCCATCTAATCTGACTATGCTAGACTTTAACAGCAAGATTAACAGTCTTGGTGCAGTAGCAAAACAGTGTCGTTTCATGGTTAGAATCAGTCCTTCTAATCCAAATAATCTAATGGCTCAATTAGGTTATAATCAACTATTTGGAGAACTGTCATATCTATGCGAGTCAACAGAATTACCAGGTAGAGGTTCAGAGATATCAGAAACAAGATATTATGGACCTCCAATCATGTTTCCATATAATACGAAATACTCAAATGAAATCTCTATGTCATTTATTTGTAGAGGTGAATCATTTGAAAGACAGTTGTTCGATGATTGGGTAGGTGTTATCAATCCTATTAATAACTTCAATTTTAACTATCCAGAAAGATACTATTGCACGGTCGATGTGTTTCAGTTATCAGAAGCACCTAAGAATGCTGTCGGCGCAACGGCACCTAAAGCAGTTTATCAATGGTCATTACAAAAAGCATGGCCGGCACAAGTTAATCCACAACCAGTAACATGGGCTGACAATGAAGTATTAAGATTATCAGTTACGTTTGTTTATCAGTATTGGACTAGACCTGGTAGAGATGCAACACCAGGTGGACCACCAACAAGTTTATCAGGATTATAACAGTGGAGATTTAAAATATGCCTTTGCCAGTTGAAACGGTAGAAAGACCTCTACCAAAAATTGATGTGCCAGTTTATACAGTAAAGATACCATCAAGCGGAAAGACTATCAAGGTCAGACCATTTACAGTGAAAGAAGAAAAGTTATTGTTTATGGCTGCCGAGTCAAACAATCTTGAAGATATTATCACTACAAGTAAGCAAGTATTGAATAACTGTATTGTTAATGGTGACATAGACTTAGACAAGATGCCATTCTTTGACATAGACTTTTTGTTTATCTTTCTTCGTGCTAAGTCTGTCGGAGAATCCGTTGAAGTAAATCTAACGTGTAACAATACACTAGAAGATGGAAATAGATGTGGTCATACATTTCCCACACAGATGGACATTGCAAAATGCGAAATAGTAAAAGATGACAGTATAAGCAATGACATAAAGTTTGACAAGTATAGCGGTGTTAAAATGAAATATCCGAACTATGCTTTAGTCAAAAAACTAGATGAAGCATCCGAGATAGACAAGAAAACGACGATCATCATTAACTCTATTGAACACATATATGATAAGAAGGGCGTCTACTCATCCAAAGATTATTCATCAAAAGAACTAAAAGACTTTGTTGAAGGACTTACAGAAGAAAACTATAAGAAGATGGAATCATTTGTCGATAACTTTCCAACCTTCGTTGTTAAACTTGAAGCAGACTGTCCTAAATGTGGATTTCATCATGTCGTGAGGTATTCAGATTTCTTAGATTTTTTTTACTGATTCTGGGACATGATAAACTTGGCAATGTCTTTAAAACAAACTTTTCGCTAATGCAGCATCATCATTGGAGTATTAGCGAACTTGAAAACATGATGCCCTGGGAAAGATATATCTATATTGATTTGCTTGAAGCATTCTTGATAGAACAAGAAAAACTCGCAAAGCAAAGAGAACAAGAGATGAAATCACAAATTAAACAGGCACAGAGAAGAAGACAATAATGCCATTTAGTCAAGCAAGAAAAACAAACTTCAATGCTCTAAGAAATTTAAATCTGGAACAGAGAATAGAGGCTATTAGTGATCCTAGAATGGGCCAGTTTCTGATCTCTATGCTGTCTCCTACACAAGCAGCGGAGTTATTTCCAAAGTATTATATTGAACGCAATCAGAACATTAGTGGATTTCTGAAAGCAATACCATCTTCATTAAGTGCTGCAAAACAAAAAGAATATGAACAACAGTTAGAGAATACGGCATCTGGTGAGTCTGCTGGTGCAAACTATAATGCTGGTGGATATCGTAAGAAGTGGCAAGAAAATGTAGATGCTCAAAGAGCAGTTGTTAGCAAAAAAGGCGTGACGCCTCCTCCACAATTATCTCCAGAACAAAAGGCTGCCTTTGATGCATTGAAGGTCGGCGACATTGATATTAACGATGATAGAATGAAGTGGTTAAAGAATGCACCAAAAGAAGTTCTTGGAGAAGTTGGTATTAGTATTGTTAAAGATGATAAAGGTAATGAGAAGTTTCGATATACTGCGCCTCAGGTTAGTGAAGAAGAAGCAAAAGTAAGTTTACAACAATCTTACTCCTCTGGGAAAAAAGGAAACTTAGGAAGAAATCAAGCAGAGGCATATCAATCTGCTAAGGCAGAGGGGTTATCTGATTCGGCAGCAAGAGCGTTAGTTGCTAATATGACAGGAGAGGGTTTAAGAAATCCTTCAGCATTGAATAGGGACTATAATTCTCGTGGTGAGTTTGTTCATATGGCTAGAGGTATTGTTCAGTGGGATCCACCAAGATCAGAAGCGATTAGATCGCATTTTGGAAAATATCCAAATGAAATGAGTGTTGCTGAACAGACTAGAGCAGCAATTTGGGAAATGAAAACAAACAAAAACTATGCTGCAACATGGAACACATTAAATAATCCTAACGCTTCAACCAATGATATGATTGTTCAATTAGTAAGAAACTATGAAAGATCAGCATTTCAAGAAAAAGATATTGCTACTAGAATAGGTCATTTATCTTCAATTAATACAGCAGGAGCCACACCGGATCCAATCACTCAAAACTACACACCCCAGCAACTTGCTGCCAGAAAACAACAAATGCAGGTTGAAGCAGAAGCAGGTCGTTTAGGTAAACTAGCATCTATTACACAACCACAAGGACAACCACAAGCAGCATCAGAAGCAGGAAGTTCAACATTAGCACAGAGATATGCTGGTAAAGCATTCGCAAATGCCAAGGGCAAAACGGAATGTGCAGCATTCG